AAGTGGTAGACCTGTCCATGATGACTATTCCCATGATGCAGATATGATAAGATACCTATTTTTAAATGAAGATAACATGGTTAACGAGAAGATTATACGCAAATCAAGACCATATATACATAAACGTGGTAGTTGGGCTTCAATGTGATGGAAATATGCTTTTTTGAAGAGGCACAACTGGCTTGCTCGAATCAACTTGTTACATAGGTGGGAGACTTTAATATTATGAGCATGACAAGGCAAGAGAAATTAAACGAAATAGCGTATATGTTTGAGGCAGATATAAAGTTTACTGAGAATCTACATAACGAAGACAATATAAAATTTGAGAAGACATCTTTAGTGATGATGAGAGAAACACCATCTCAAGAAGTCGTTAAGCAATGGATCAAGCTTTTAACAGGAGAAACACATGACTAAAGCAGAAATAGCCCTGGGATGCAGAAAGGGGACACAACCAAAGAAGCATCTATACGATAGAGAGATATTATATTTATATCAGAATTATACAAACCCAATGCTTGAGAAGATGATTGAGGATAATAAGCCAAAGAAGAAGGTCATAAACCCAAAGATTAAAATTAAAAAAGATATTTACGTTTCCAATAGTTCTATTGATAAAAACAGTTTTGGATTTGAAAAACCAGCAGTACCTGTAGATATAGAAAGACAAGAGTTATTAGCTGAATGTAAGGATGCAGGATTAAACCCCCATCACATGACAGGTATTAAAAAGCTTAAAAAGATGCTTGAGGATAAATAATGGAAGAAGATTTTATAGTCAAAGCAAAGAATCGTTTTAAGGAAGCACAGACAGCAGAATCAGATATGAGAGATACTGCAATAAAAGATGTGAAGTTTTCTGATGGGGACCAGTGGGAGGATGCCGATAAAGTAGAACGAGAAGGCAGACCGACTTTGACCATTAATAAGATTGCTGGTGCTTTAAAGATGATCCGTGGGAATCAGAGGAAATCTGTACCTGCTATAAGGGTTATACCTGTGGATGGTGGTGCTGATCCTGAGTTGGCTATAATCTTTAACGGTATTATTAGAAATATAGAATATAACTCTAATGCTGAAACTGCTTATGATACTGCTTTTGATAGTGCAATAGATGGTGGATGGGGTTATTATAGAATAGACACTGAGTATACAAGTGACGATGTCTTTGAGCAAGACCTTGTTATAAACAGGATTACAAATCAATTCAGCGTACACTTTGATCCTTCTTATAAGAAATCTGATGCGTCTGATATCCAATATGCTTTTGTAAGTGAGGTTTTATCACCAGAAGCTTATAAGACTAAATACGGAAAGAAGCAGGTAACAGATTGGGAGTCTTCAAGGGGTGAGGAATCAGACGAATGGTTTACAGAATCAGGTATCAGGATATGTGAATATTGGTATAAAGAGCCTTGCACTAAAATGATTTACCAACTTGCAACTGGTGACGTATTAGACGAGCATTATATTAAAATTAACAATTATGTATATGATGAAGAGTCACAAACAATTTACGATCCTAAAGTACCAGAAGGTAAACTTCAAGTAACTAAAGTCAGAGAAGTTAAAACCCATAAAGTTATGTGGTGTAAAATATCAGGTGATGGAATATTAGAGAAAGCAGTTGAAAGACCTGGTAAATATATTCCTATTATAATTGTGATGGGTGAGGAAAAGTATGTAGCTGGTAAACGTAAACTTAAATCAGCACACCATGATGCAAGGGATTCCCAGAAGATTTATAACTGGATGAAGAGTACGTCGGTAGAAACTGTCTCAATGGCTCCAAAACAACCCTGGGTTGTAACTGATGAAGCTGTAGAGGGTCATGAGGAACAATGGGCAGTAGCACATAGACGGCCTATGCCATACCTTAAATACAATCATGTTGCAGGTCAAGCACCACCACAGAGGCAAATGGGGTCTATTCCAGACTCAGGAGCAATGCAGGAGGCTATGGGTGCAAGTGATGATATTAAGTCAACAACAGGCATATATGATGCTTCATTAGGCAATAGATCAAATGAGACAAGCGGTGTAGCGATTCAACGTAGACAATTAGAGGGTGATATATCTTCTTATGTTTTTACAGATAATCTAAAGAGAGCTTTGACATATGGTGGTAAGATATTAGTTGATTTAATACCATATTATTACGATTCAGAGAGAATAATTCGTATATTAGGCAAAGATGGTACGGAAATGTTTGTTCCTATAAATAAAACCGTTGTTGATAAGACAACAGGTGAGAAACAGACAATGAACGACATTACACAAGGTAAATATGATGTTGTTGTTGAAATAGGGGCTTCGTTTAATACTCAGAGACAGGAATCAGAGGCACAGATGGTTAAGTTAGTAACAGCAATGCCGTCTATAGCTCCTCATATACTTGATTTGATTGTAAAAAACATGGATTTTCCAGGGGCAGAGGAAATATACGAGAGAATTAAATCTATGTACGATAAACAGCAAGAGGAACAACCACCAGACCCACGAATTGAACTTGATATTAAAAATAAGGCAGCAGATTTGGAGAAAACAATGGTTGAAACAAGAGGTAAGAAAATAGACAACTCTACTAAATTAGATGAATTACTAAACAAATTAACAGAAGATACAGGAGATGCTCAAGTGGACCAGATTGCTGATGGTATTATTAAGCAAACAGTCAGTGACTTGACAAGCCAGGGTTAATCCTGCACATCGCTTAGGAGGCGCACTAATGGAAGAAGAAACAGTAGTCGAGGAACAAGAAGTTCCAGCACCAGAGGTTGAAGAATCGGCAGCAACCACCGAAGAAGTTGTTGAAACACCAGAGCAACAAGAAGGTGAATCAACAAGCAAGTTTCAAAAGAGAATCAATAAGCTTACTTATGACAAAAGAGAGGCAGAAAGGCAGACTGAGTATTGGAAGAATAAAGCCAATGAGCAAGTTCCAACCGAGCCAACAGGTAGGCCAGATAGATTAGATTTTGATGATGAAGATAAGTATGAAGACGCTTTGTATGATTATAAAGATCAACAGCGCATAGCAAACGAAAAGGCTCAGAGTAAGAGGGAGAAGAAACAGGCAGCACAACATGAGTTTCAAGACTCAGTACAGGGATTAATCAATAAGGGAGTACAAGAGTTTGTAGATTATGACTCGGTTGTTGTTGATAACCCTGCATTAATTGTTTCTAATGATCTTGTCCAGGCAGTAACAGAGATGGATGATGGTCACTTAGTTGCTTATCATTTAGGGAAGAACCCTGAGAAAGCGACAGAATTAGATGCAATGACTCCTTATAAACGAGCAATCGCCTTGAATAAAATCGAGGTGCAACTAACGGCAAAAGCAAGCAAAAAAACAACACAAGCTCCGCCACCAATAGAGCCAGTAGGGTCAACAACAGAAGTTAATATAGGCGCAGAACCAGACGCAGGGTTAGACCCCGAAGGTTGGACTAAGTGGAGGCAGAAGCAGAGACATAAAGGAAGAACAGGATGACACAGACACTATTAACCGTTGATAAAATCACCAGAGAGGCTTTGATTATATTACATCAAAAGCTAAACTTTATTGGTAATATCAACAGAACATATGATAATCAGTTTGCACAAAGCGGTGCAAAGATTGGTTCTACATTAAGAATTAGAGAACCAAATCAGTATACAGTAAGAACAGGTAAGACTATTGATGTTCAGGACACAGTAGAGACAAAAGTTGACTTAACGCTTGCGACTCAGAAAGGTGTTGATACTGAATTTAGTTCAGCAGAGCTTACAATGGATATGGACGATTTCTCAATGAGGATTTTAGAACCTGCAATGTCAGTATTAGCAGCTTCTATTGAGGCAGACGCTTTATCAATGTACAAAGATATTTATAATCAGGTAGACGGCGCTGGATCGGCAGCTACTTGGAAACAAATCACAGAAGTAAGAAAACAACTTGTTGATAATTTAGCACCCCCTGGTAAGTGGGCTTATTTGATGGACACTCAGATGAATGTTGATATATTAGATGCTAACAAGGGTCTATTCCAAGATTCTACACAAATTGCATCTCAGTATCGTGACGGCTTAATTGGTCGTACTGCTGGTTTTGATTTCTTTGAGAACACATTAATACCAACGCATACTTGTGGTGGAGAAGATGGAGCTTATGTAATGAATGGTGCTGGTAGTGATGGATCGACCATTGCTATTGACACTGGTACTGGAACACTTGTAGAGGGCGATGTATTAACTATCGCTGGTGTTTATAGGGTTCATCCTGAGACTAAATTGACTACTGGTGTACTACAGAAATTCGTTGTTACTGAGGATTCAGCAGGTGGTACGGTTACTGTATCTATTTCACCATCAATAGTTTCATCTGGAGCAACTCAGAATGTTAGTAATGTTCCTGGTGATGGTAAAGCAATTACAGTAGATGGTACAGCTTCAACAAATCATAACATTTCTCTTGGTTTCTATAAAGACGCATTTGCTTTTGTAACTGCTGATCTTGTTAAACCAGACGGAGTAGATTTTTGTTCTCGTCAGGTTCAGGATGGTATTTCAATGAGAATCGTTCGTGATTATGATATTAACAATGATAACTTTCCTTGCAGAATTGATGTTCTTTACGGCTACAAAGCTATAAGACCACAACTTGCAGTTAGACATCAAGCAAACTAAGAAAGGAGGTATAAAATGGCAGTAAGATATTTAGGTACAAATAGTCCAGACGGAACTTGTATTGGTAAATCAGCAACACTTGATAAGGTTGGATTTTTCGGTACAACTCCGATTGTTCAGCCAACAGATGCGAGTCAGGCAGCAGCGACAAACGCAGCGACGGCTTTAATTTTAGTAAATCATTTGAGGACAGCATTAGTAAATTTAGGGGTAATTAAAGGCTCTTAATGCAAATTTTAACGGCGAGGGGGTGTGATGCTCCCTCAACACAAAATGTAATGATTGCAACACCTTCATATGGTGGGATTTGTCCAGAGTATGTTGTTTCTTTATATAACGCAGGCACAGCTTTAACAGAAGAAGGTATAAAGAATGAAGTTTTAATATTCTCTGGTAACTGTCATGTTGATGATTGCAGAAACAGTATAGTCAAGGAGTTTTTGAAAACTGATTGTACTGATTTAGTTTTCATTGATGCAGACCAAAGGTTTAGACCAGAAGATTTAGTATCATTACTTAATATTGACAGGGAAGTTGTTGGTGGTGCGCCAAGACTTAAACAAGAGAAAGAGGCGTATGCAGCAAAGTTGTTTCCTGGAGAAATTAACGCAGACAGTGATGGTGTTATAGAAGTTGAAGCAGTCGGTACAGGGTTTTTAAAAATACAAAGGTCTGCCCTTGAGAAATTAGCGAGTAAAGCTACTAAATACAAGGACAATGGCTTTGAAGATGAAACCCCATTAATTTTTGAAAGGTCAGTTGATGGAGTTAGACGATGGGGTGGAGATTATACTTTTTGTAGAAAATGGTCGGCTATGGGCGGAAAGATATACGTTAATCCTAATTTCATATTTGGGCATATTGGAAACTCAGAATGGAAGGGGTCTATGGCTGAGTATCTATTAAGAGAAAATGGATTAATAGATACATATATAGAGGATGTTTTGAATGAGTTAGCTTTGGGTAGTGAAGTTGATTTTGAGCTATTACGAAGTGCATGGAATAACGAGTGGTCGGCTGGGGTTGATTATCTAACAACCTTGTCTTTCTTAGCGGAAGAAGCAGATGAGCCTGTTTTGGAATGTGGCTCTGGTCTGACCACTCTTGTTCTTGGTGCAACGACAAAACAACCAGTATATGTCTTAGAACAAGACGAGGAACACGCTTTAAACACTCAAAAATGGGTGAATAAGATGGGTTGGAGTCATGTTCATATATATCATACCCCTATAAAGCAATATGAAGATTTTAAGTGGTTTGAGATACCTGATGATTTACCTAATTTCGGTCTTGTGCTTTGTGACGCACCAAGAAGAATAGATGGTAGAGTAGGACTTATACCGATGATGAAAGGCAATCTTAAAGAAGGTTGTAAGATATTAATGGATGATTTAGAGACAGAAATAGAAGTTATAAAGGAATGGGGATTACCCTACAAAGTAGTAACTAAAAATGTTGCAGTAGTAGAGGTTTAAAGATGTCAATAAAACAGCTTATAGTGGGGTCGTTTAGGAAATTAGGTGTTGTATCACCAGGGAATGACCCAACCCCTAACGAAGTGGCAGATGCCATAACAGATTTAAACACAATGCTTTATAATTGGAGTGTTCAGAGAAGCGGTATATATACATATGCGTCAGAGAGCTTTACACTTGCAAGCGGTACAACTTCCTATACGTGGGGGTCAGGTGGAGATTTTAATTCTGCAAGACCTACGAGGATTATATCATCCACATACACAAATAATAGTATAGATTACCCAATAGCAAAAACAACAAGAGAGAACTATTTCCCAATAGCCCAAAAAGATTTAGAATCATTACCGGATTATTATTTACATGAACCATCATACCCATTAGCAACAATTAAGATATACCCTACTCCTGACTCTAATTATACAATAAATTTTTATTCACAAAAACCATTAGCTCAATATTCAAGTTCTTCTGATGATATAAATTTACCACCAGAATACCACGATGCGATTGTTTATAACTTAGCGGTTAGATTATCGGCTGATTATTTAGAAAATCCTCCTGCTGTGGTTGTAGCATTGGCAAAATCTACATTTAAAGACTTAAAGAGATTGCATGGACAACCAGTAGAACAAATAAGAACAGGCCAAGAGTCGTTACATAAATACAATATCTACAAGGATTCATAATGACTTGGCAACAGTTACCAATAAATCAACCTGTATTTTCAAATATAGATGAGGTTTCTTTAACTAATAAGACTCCTAATCGTCATAATACATATAGAAATTCAGCAGGTCATACAACACGAAGACCAGGATATATAGATTTCTCTGATTGTGAAACAGGGGTACAGATAGATGGTATCTATGATTGGACATCTCAAGGATTTATAATAGCAGTCAGTGACCAGAATGTATTTAAGATCAGAAAAGATAGTTCTATAAGTGTAATAGGCACAGGTGTTTTTGAATTAAACCAAAGAGTTATATGGGCTGATTTTGGTGATACGCTATATGGAGCTAATGGTGGAGATATAATCAAAGTAACATCAGGGTTAGCAGAACCTTTGATTGACCCAGATATACCTACAAAAGTATCTCACGTTGCTGCTTTTGATACCTACCTATTAGCTAATAAAGGTGATACTGGAAGGATGTATTTTTCAGACGTATTATCACCAGAGGTTTGGTCAGAACAATATATAACAGCAGAGCAATCTCCTGATAAACTTAAAGCGGTTCATTCCAGATGGAGTGAAATATGGTTATTTGGTGAGAGAACAGTCGAGCTTTGGTATAATGATGGTGTTACTCCTTTTGTTCCTTTTAGTGGTGGTATAATATCGACAGGATGTCTATCACCTTCCACAATTCAATATGCGAGAGATGCTTATTATTGGGTAAACGAAAACAGAGAGGTTGTAAGGTCATCTGGTCAATCTTACCAGATAATATCCGACCCTATCAAAAATCTATTAAGAGATGCAAAATCTGTAACTGATGCGACAGGAGATTATGTAACAGTTGGTGGTGAAGATTGGTATGTTCTATCATTACCGAGTTATAGTGATTACGGCATAACATTAGTTTACGATATTCGGAAAGACGAGTGGCAAGGGCAATGGAGCTTCTTTGATGTTACTAATTTTCAAAACAGTAGATATAGAGTAAGGCAGTTTAGAATGAGTGCCTATACATATGTTCCTACTTGGAATTTACATTTAATAGGTGATACCAGAACAGGCGAAATCTATTCAATGTCGAAAGATTATACAGATGATGCAGGGTCTTTAATACGATCTTATTGGATCACTGGTAATATAAATCATGGCTCTAATTTAGAAAAAAGAAGTCACAAAATATGGTTTAGAGTTTTGCGAGGTGAGGGAGCAGTTGGTAGTGATCCTGTTTTCATGCTTAGATGGAGAGATAATGGTTCTAAGATATGGAGCAACACGATAGAGTTGGATTTAGGCAATACAGGTGAATATGAATACTTTGCTTCAAACAGAAGGATGGGTATCTATAGAACAAGGCAATATGAGTTGAGCGTTACTGATGGAGTGCCTTTTGTTATAGCAGAGGCTATGGAAGACATACAGGTTATAGGAAAATGAGATATACCTCTAAGCCATCTATACTTAAAGATATTACAAGAGAATTAATGCTTTGGTTGGATGATGTTTATTTCGGAAGATTTAGGATGTTAAATACTCAACAGGTAAACTATGAGGAACTTGAATCCGACCCAGACGATCCAATAAACGGAAGATCGGTTATGTGGCAATCAGATGGTACAGATTCAGGCGACCAAGGCGATATTATGATGAAAATAACTGTATCTGGGACAACTAAAACTACTACATTGGTGGATTATTCAACACTATGAAAATAATACAAATGCTGACAGCCGATGAGTTTATAGAATCCTATCCTTATATGGAGGATATGCCGCTTGCTACTGATTCTGCAAGGCTGTTACTATCATATTGTTTATCAGGTGAATACGTTGGATTAAAGCTTATTAAGGATGATTTGATAATAGGGTATGTGTTTTATTACATTGAAGATAAAATATGTAAAGTGATTGGGTTATGGTGTAAAAACAACTTTATTGAGTTTAGGGATTTATTATATAAGTCTGCTGAAAAGTTAGGATGTAATAAAATTAGATCAATTTCAAAGTTAGAAGGAAAATCATATATGAAACTAATGGAAATGGAAAAAGTTTATTCTGTATATGAAAAAAAATTAGGGGGTAAATAATGGGTGGTGGTGGAGAAATGAGTAAAACAGAACGTGCTATTAATACAAGTTTTGACCCTCTTGATCTATTTGGCACAAGAGCAAAAAGCACTCAAGATGAAATGCAAGGTATTATTGAAGAAGCAGCACAAGACGCTTTAAATTCTGCAAGAAGCAGATATACAAAAATAGAGGCTCTACAGAAACCTTTTGCTGACTATGGAGAAGAAGCACTTAACGACAAAGAATTAAAACCTTTCAGCCAACAGTATTATAATAATTTAGAAACTGGTGCAAGAGGAATAGATAGAAACTTAGCTGCTAAAGGGATGTCAGATAGTAGCTTTGCAGGTGAAAAGCTTACAGATTTTGGTTTAGATTCAGCGAACAAAGAAATAGCTAAACAGCATCAACAAAGACTTAATAAAATAAAAATAGGGCAATATGCTACTGGTATGACAGGCAATGCAGGTCAAGTATATGGTAATTCAGCAGTTAATATTGCTGGTGGAGAGAGTGCAGGTATTCAAGACGTTTACAATGCGTATGGTGATCAAAGGAAAGCAAGTATGCAATCGGCTGGAAACGCATTTCAGAGTTTCGGTTCATACGCTGGATAAGTAGGGGGTGGTATTATGATGGGCATGGTGGGTAGTTTGGTAGGGATGGTAACTGGTATTGCAGGGGATAATATTGCTCAAATGGCAGGGATAGATGGTGCAAAATTAGGCCAACATATCCAGCAACAAGCACTTGACCTACAAGACCAAATAATGGATGACCAGATAGCAAAGTTGAAACCGTATTGGGATGAAGGGGTTTCGGCTATTGATGGACTAAGAAAATTAGACGCTAACTATGGTGGTGCTTTAACAGACCCTAATGATGAAGAAGCTATGGCAGCTTTACCTACCAATACAAAAGCAGCTTTGAGCGCAGCGACTTCTTTCCTTGAAGGTGAAGGTGAAAAGAGGGGTGGCTTTGGTAGTGCTGTTACAAAAAGGTTAACTAAAAATGCAGAGATACAGGGTAGAGAGAACGAACGTAAACGTCTTGGTGATTATGTAACAGTAGGTATGGGAGCAGCAGATCAATCAGGTGCTTTAACTCCCGACCAAGGTTCAGACATAATGCAAGTAGGATTGAACAGAGCAGGAGCAGAACAAAGATTTGCAACAGGCAATCAAAACACCATCTCAAAAGCAGTAGATGATTTCTCTGGAATACCTGCTTATGCAATGGCGGATAGGTATAATAAAAGTCAAAAATATGACCCAATGACAGAGCAATCTATGAAATATGGAGGTTTCTAATATGCAACCTTATGTAGCACAAGATGCTGGTGGTTTCGGTAGAATGGCAAAAATGAAGATGAATATTGCACAAGCTGATGAGACTAAAAGGGTAAACTCCTTTAATATGAATCAAAAGCAAACCGAGATGAACCAGAAACAATCATTATTAGATAGAGAGAAAATGGCAAGAGGACAGCTCTCTAAACATTATAGAGAAAATGGTTATCCTGAGTCTATCTCTAATATGGCTTTAATAAATCCTGGTATTGCTAAAGCAATGACTGAGATGGATGAGACAGAAAGAGAAAAGAGTGTAGAGGAAATGAAACTTGGTTCTGTATTACTTACTAAGATTTCAAAAGCTTTACAATCTAAAGGAACAACAGTAGAAGCTCAGTGGGAGAAAGTGCATGGTGCATTAACAAAAGTAGGTATTAGGGATATACCAGAAAAGTATAATCCAATGTTTGAAAAAGAATTGATGCTTATTGGTAAAGTCTTAGAAGAGTCAGATGAAACAGAGAAAGAGTCTAAACCTAAAAATAAAATAGAATTAATGAGAGCAGCTATTAATGGAGATAAAGAATCAATAGCTATTTTAGATAAAATGGCAGACGCAGAAGGTGGATATATTAATGTTA